TTTACTTGCGGGCCTTGATGGTGATTACAAACAAAGAAAATTTGGGGAACTTATAGATTGTGTACCACTCGCCGATAAAGTGTTTAAAATATCGGCAATGTGTATGGATTGTATGGACGGTACACACGGGCCATTTACAAAAAGGATTGTTGAAAATGATAATCTCGAACTCGTCGGTGGAAATAATATGTATAAAGCTGTATGTCGAAAACATTTATAAGGAACAATGCATTTAAAAGAATTGAAAAATCATGTTCATATTTTACAAAGGGAAGTAAATTTACTACCAGAAACTTTTATACGAGACGATCCTCGTAAAGAAGGTGAATGGGTTGGTTCAGAATATCTAAAACAAGTTATGATGTTATATACAGATGGTAAATATGGATGGTTGAAAGGTGGTCAGGATCATGTCCAGGACTCGTGGGTAAGTTGGCCACTTATATGGGATGGTAATTTCATTACAAGTAATTGTAACTTATGCCCAGAAACAACAAAACTCTTATCTTCAATCAAGGGTATACATGTAGCGGGGTTTTCATTAATGAAAGGTGGTGTAAAACTCAAGGAACACGTTGATTATGTAGGTGACGATTATATATTTACATACCATTTAGGTATTAAATGTCCAGAAAACTGTATACTTCACCACGTAGAATTAGGTGAAGTTACAGAAGAAAATGGTAAACATATAATTATGAATGCTCGTAAAAAACATTGGGCAGAAAATAAATCAGAAAAGGACAGAATTATTTTATACATGGAGATTTATAACGAAAAATAATATAATATGTATAATACAATGTTTATGATAGAAGAACCTTATGGTATATCACAATTTCAAGCGTGGATAATATCACTTACACTTGGAATTGTTTTATATAGACGACACAAACGTGGTGAAAAATATATTCAGTAAATATATATGGTCAAGGTTTATTTGAAAAAAAGTCCTAGATTTGATAAAAAATTTCGCGTAATATTCAATAACGAACGTTTTGTTGATTTTGGAGCAAAGGGATATTCAGATTATACAATACATAAAAATCCCATGCGTATGCGTTCATATATATCGAGACATGGTGGGTTTATACCACACATGATTAGGCGACATAAGGATCCCAAATTTGTGCATGAATCCATGCTCGATGTAAATAGAAGCGATAGAGAAAACTGGGGTAAAACAGGTATCTATACAGCTGGTTTTTGGTCGCGATGGCTTTTATGGAGTCATCCAGAATTAGAAGGTGCGAAAAAAATAATGTCTAAGAAGTTTGATTTATCTTTTCTTTAAGACCACGGCGTTTAAGGTTTGCTTTTAAAGCTGTCATTAAATTGGCACGTGGATCGCGTCTCACGGGACGGGGTGGAACCGGGGGTGCAGGAGGGATTGGGGGTGCTCGGGATACCGATGGTGATTTTCTAACTGGTTGAACGCGTGGCGTTTGTGAAACGCGTCTAATTCTTGGAACATTTGAATTAACCGTTCTCAATAGGGATTTACATGTTCTCAAAAGTTTTTTTGAATCGCGAACCTGTATTTCCAAAGATGGGGGACGTCGCCTTTCAATTTTCATTTTAAGTTCCTTTTCGCTTAATGGTACACGTTTTCCCCTTATTTTTTTAGTTACACGAAGACCTAAACGCTTTGCTTCATTTTTAAGGGTATCGATCCTCATTTATAATAATCAATATTTTTTTATTTGCTTAATATAAATGTCTTCTAATTGTTCACCTGGCCAATTAGCTTCCACAATTACATGTTGTTTGTTCTGTTTTTTCTTTATATACAGGCCATCTTCTAACATGTTGAAAATGTTACCAACAAAACCACCTCATTTATTAGGGGCGTGTCTTCTCGCGTGCTGCTGTATGAGTTCACAAACACTGTCTTTAGGTAGTTGTGCGTACAACCTCGTTGCAGGTGAGAAATACGAGGAAGAAAAAGATAATTAAAAAAAGTTATCAGTTCTATATAATTTAGCCTGGAATGAACCAGTTTGTCCCATTACGGAAACAGTTTCATTCCCATATAATTCTCTACACCCAATATCGTCCATACAATCACGATTATCAATCGTTACAGGTAATGAATATATCTGATCTCCTGGTGTTGTTGTGTAATAATGATATTGATCTCGTCGACCCCTAACTTCTTTACCATATAAAGGTAATGTTTCTTCGTCTGAACCTACGAGAACGCCCATTTGCTGAACATATCCAGGTTTATACTCTTTGATAGGTGGATTTCTATATTCCTTTTCTACTGGTATCTGAACTGGTACTTCAATTGGCACACTCACTGGAACTTGTTTTTTAATAATAATTGGATTTCGTAATTGGTATACAATCACAGCAACGAGTATCACTAATGCAATAGTCAATAATTTCTTTTGCGTTTTATTTTTGATCTTCATTTATATATACTAAGATTATTTAGCAATATCACGAAGTGGTCCCAAATCAATTCTACCAAGTCGATATTGAACGAGTACCCAGAGAAAAAAGAAAATAGATTTTAAAAATTTATTTGCATCGGTATCATCCATTTTATATATTGGACCCATAATACGTCCAAAGAATGTTTCATCTTTCGTATTACCAGTTACAACCATTTCCATTTGTGTTAAAGCACATGTATCATCATTTATTGACCAATGAAAAAATATAAAAGGTACAAGAAGTGAATAAAACTCGAGATTTTCTTTATTTCTCATAAAGGGTACAACAAGCATGGTTATAAATAGGAGTAAATGAATGAAGAATATTATATTCATATCTATTAGTATGAACGAAGAAAAGAAACTGCCCAAGATATGGCATCCTCAACAGGAGAAGATACTTAAATCCTGGGGTGAAGCTGCCGCCTGTTACAGGTACATGCATTACCAGGCCTATTGTTCGTATAAAAATTTGAGTATGAAATTTACAATTCCACTTATCATAGTTAGTACAATAACGGGTACGGCTAACTTTGCACAAGAAACATTTCCTCCAACCGTTCAACCATTTGTACCATCTGCAATTGGTGGTCTTAATCTAATAACTGCGATAGCAACAACGATCATGCAGTTTCTTAAAATTAACGAACTTATGGAAGGTCACCGCGTTGCTTCTGTCCAGTATGGTAAAGTTTCTAGAACAATACGTCTCGAATTAACGTTACCTTTATCTGAAAGAACACAAAATGGTACGAATATGATTGAAAATATGCGTGCTGAATACGACCGTTTAATAGAACAATCCCCTAATGTACCCAAAAAAATGATAGAATCATTTGAACGTGAATTCCCAGATGATAATGCATTCTTCAAACCAGAAATCATGCATATACAACCCATAAATCCATTTAAGGCTATAGAAGAGAATAAGGTTATAACTAAATTGAAAGATGCAGTTGGAGGTGTAGCTAAGAGAGAACTTAAAAAGGAACTTGATGAAATACGTGGAGTAAAAAAGACTGTTAAAGCAGATATAGAACGTGTACAGGAACGTAAGAATGAAATATCAGATTTAAAAGGTAAAGGTCTCGTAAGTTTGAAGGGTGATCTTATGAAAGAACTGCGTCGACGTACTGAACTCATGGAAGTCGTTACAGAATCACCGAAAGACGATTCACAAGATACGCCACCATAATAAATAATGTAAAGTTAAAGACTGTAACACACATTAAATAAGGAAATAGTTTCCTTTTTAAAGGATCTAATACACGTTTTTGAATTGTATCATTTTCCATTATAATATCTAAAGCCTGGGTAGTAAGATCATTATCTTCATTAGACATGGATGCCTTTGTTACAGTATATAAACAAAAAAAGGTTCATGAAAAATCGCTCCATGATCGCGAAATAAAAGAATTTAAATCTCTAATAGAAAACGGTAAGAATGTATTTTTATGTGGTGCTGCTGGGGTAGGTAAAACATTTATTTTGAATCGGGTTTTAGATGAAACAAATAGTATCGAAATTTATGACGAAGTTTTACGTAAAAAAGATATTTATTTATCTACCGTAAAAAATTCAAATATGTATGCATATATAGACGATTATGAATCAGATAATGCATATAAAAGTATAATAGAAACCATATGTGAAGGTGGTGCTATTACAAAAAAACCTCTTATCGTTACATCTAAAAATGTACATATTTTACCAAACTTTAAAATGGTTTTTATACCAAAGCGTAAACCGGAACATATACAGACTTTAAAATCTAATCATCCACGAACACAAATAGCATCTGAAAAATGTAAAGGAAATATAGGAAATTATTTTAATTACCTTAATTTTAATGATGATAAAGACATTTTTAGAACACCAAAAGAAGTTATACAGGATTTTTTCTGTAAACCTGGTATCATAGATATAGAAGAAACTGTATGCGAACACGGGCATATTTGGGGAGCCGTTCATGAAAATTATCTCGATACTGATCCTGTTAACCCCGAAAAAATTATGAATGCTTTGATAAATGCAGATACATTCGATACAGAACTTTATAAAGGTGAATGGGATTTCATGCCTTACTTTGTTTTACATGCCATGAAACTCCCTAAAATTTATCTAAATAATTTACTCACTCCAGATACAATACGCCCGGGAAGTGCGTGGACAAAATACGGAAACCAAAAAATGCGGGAACAAAAGATTAGTAGTATACAAGCACGTTCAAATACTAAAATGAATCACCAAGAGTTTATGATTTTACGCGAATATGCAAAAAAAGGTGACGTTTCAAAGTTTAAGGAATATAAATTAACACCACAAGATTTCGATGTTATGAATCATTTGGGTTTACATAATAAACTTAAACAAAGAGATGTTACAAAAATTAAAAAAATGATTAAAGAAGATAGTTGTAAAGTATAGTAATGAATACGTCTTCACCTCCGTCTAATAATACTGATGAAGAAGAATATAAAGTGTCGCGAGTTGTGGGAAACGAAATTTTTTACTGTGGTGAAATCACCGATATAGATATTCTTGATTTTATTGAAGATTTCAAAAAACTAGAAATAGATCTTCTTAAAAAGAAGGCCGAACTTATAGGGTATGAACCAATTATATACATTCATATATGTAGTGAAGGTGGTGATTTATTCGCGGGTATAAGTGCCATGAATATTATAGAAAAATCTCGAGTTAAAGTAATTACTATCGCGCAAGGTGTGTGTTGTTCGGCAGCAACGTTTATTCTTTTGGGTGGTCATGAACGTCGTATAGGTAAGAATGCACATATTCTCATACATCAAATAACAACCAATGGATTTTGGGGAAAATATGAAGAACTCAAGGATGAAATGAAATCGTGTGATAAGCTCATGGATATGGTTACAAAAACGTATAAGGAAAAAACAACTATACCCCAAAAACAATTTAAGAAAATTATGAAACGCGATATGTATTTAGATCCACAAGAATGTATTAAGTATAATGTCGTCGATTCGATTGACTAGATATATCGACATGTCGTTTATATAAACCGATAACTGATACAAGTATTATAAAAATACAAATCGTATTTGCGTTTATAGGAATAACCGTGTTTTCTGGAGGCCTAAGTCGTTCCATTCTTTTATAATCTACAACTGGAAGCGTCATCTATTATTATAATGGAAACAATTTTTAAAACTGATAAAAACGGCAATCAAAGGTACACATCTATTCGAGTAGAAAAACTCGAGGACGGTACTGCAAATATTATTAAAGCAACTGGTGTTGTTGATGGTAAAGAATCTATCTCAACAACACACGTACCACGTGGATATGAAAGTGCCCTGAAACGAGCTAAAACCATGTGGAAAAATTTACAAGTTCCAGATGTTATGCCTATGTTGGCAAATAAATGGGAAGACCGTAAAAAGTATATAACCGAACCATTTTACGTACAACCTAAACTTGACGGCGTTCGTTTACTTGTCTCGAATAAAGGTGGGATTTCACGTACGGGTAAACTTGTTCCTGGAACTGAGTACCTTGGTAAAGGACTAAAGGATGGTGAATATCTTGATGGTGAATGTTATGATCCGAATAAAACATTCGAGGAAATTACAAGTTTGTTTAAAACAGACCCAAAACAACTCGAGTTTTATATATTTGATTATTTCGATGTTAATCGTCCAAAATTATCATTTGAAGAACGTAAAAAGTACGTCACTGTAGAAACAAAACTCGTTCGTAAAAAAACGTGTTTGAAACAGTTTCATGAAAATTTCGTTTCACAAGGATATGAAGGTACAATGGTTCGTGAACGTACAAGTGTATATGAAAATGGGAAACGAAGTAATTATTTATTGAAATTTAAGGATTTCATGACGGAAGAATACGAAGTCGTCGATGCAAAAACGGGGCATGGTCGTGATGCAGATGCAGTCGTATGGGTGTGTAAAACGGAAAATGGAAATACATTCTGTGTTCGACCAGAAGGTTCTATCGAACAAAGAGAGTATTTTTATGCTAATAAAGAGAATTATTTCGGTAAAATGCTTACCGTAAAGTTTCAAAACCTTACCGAACTTGGAATACCAAGGTTTCCTGTTGGAATAGTAT